ATTCAAAATGGCGCAATATAAAGTTGAGCCTGCAAATGAATCTCCTGATACGACTTCTGTTGTCTTCTTCCCTGTAAAGTCTAACGCTATACGTTCTGAGAAGGATGTAAGTATCTACGAGAAGATGGCTCTTGCTGCTACTGCACAGAGATATTGGTCAGATAACTCTGTAAGTGTGACTATCAGTTTTGACCCTGAGAAAGAGGCTTCGGCTATTGGTACGGCTTTGCATATGTATGACGGTCAACTCAAGACCGTATCCTTCTTGCCAAGTGGTAACCACGTCTATCCGCAGATGCCATACACACAGATAGATGAAGAGTATTACGAAGATGCAACTATGGAAATCTTCCCCATTGATTTCAGTGGCGTCTATGCTGGAATGGCTGCTGACGCTATTGGTGAAGCGTATTGCACAACTGATGCGTGTGAGATAAAGTTAATCTCAAACACATAGCAAGCACTGTGGAAAAAGCCCCCAATTAAGGGGGCTTTCTCTTTTGGTATTGCTTCTGGTATGACTTTGCTTTACTAGCCTTTACCTATCACTTTACCTATTACTTTTTGCCTTTGCCTTTTGCTATTGCTTTGGCTTATGGCTTGCCTTCCGGGAACTTCTCTATCCATTCTTTGGTTCGAGGTGTGATTCCCTTCCATGCGCCCCACTTCTTGCCCCCATCGCTCATGTGATAAGCGATTTGAGCATTAACCACAGGGTTTAGCAGTTCGGCATTGGAATCCAATCCAAACTTCGCTCGTCTTGCTTCTCCCAACTCTCCTAGCATGTTTATTTGAAACAAGCCGTATGAGTTGTCGCCTGTCGAGGCGTTCCCATTGTGTGCGAGCGGTCTGCCTGTTGATTCTTTCTTTGCGATTGCCCACGCTTCTCGTAAGGCTTTGCCTTCGAAGCCTACTGCTTTCAGTAGGGCTATTAGTTCTTGGTCACTCAACTTGTGAGCGTTCTCGAACTTGGCAAGTAACTTACCGGAGTTGGACTCCTTCTCGACTACTTGTGCTTCTAGTGCTTCGGCTTTAGTTGGACTAAATGCTGGAGTCACTCGACCTATTCCTAACGCCCCTGAAAGGAACGCAAAGGATAAGACCAACACAACTATTCGATTCTGTGTTTCTAGTTTCATCAGTTCTCCTAACCCAGAAAATCATTGACAACTTCACTCGCCTTTGATTTCTGGTGACGAACGCGGTGGAGATAGCGTTCGGTAGTTTTGATGGATTGATGACCCAATCGCTCTTTTACTTCATGGACATCAACGCCGTTCTTTAACAACTGCGTTGCGTTCGCATGCCGTAAGTCGTGAGTTCTTGGACTCCAACCCATTCCTGATTTGGCTATTGCTTTGTTCCAGATGGTTCTCCATGTATCTCGTGGCAAGTGGCTCGGTTCTTTAAGTATGACCTCACCCTTTTGGTATGACTTTGCTCTTTGCGACCTTCGATACTCTCGAACTATCGCTTTACACTCATCACACCTACAAGACCCACTTGCGTAAGCCCTGAGCGTGCCATGTTGGAACAGTTTTCCGTCTTTCACGAATGGTCGTGAAGACTTTGCTATGCCACGAGAATCCTTTAGTTTATCTTTTGGTATGACTTTGCTTTTCTCAAACACTAGGTCTTCTTTCCCTATGCGATTTAGCCTGACATACGCCTGAATCTCTTGTATTAGGGCTTCCGGTAACACGACTACACGCTTGTAGCCCGACTTAGTGCCATCTACGACTAGGAATCTGTTGCCATTGTTACGCTTCTTGCCTAGTTCGCTTACTCGCCTTTGTATAAAAACTTCTTTTGTATTGAAATTAAAATCTTTTAATCGAATCTCACTCGCTTCACCGAATCTCGCTCCTGAAGCAACTAGGAACTTCGCAAGTAACTTTGCGCCCTCTGAAGGAAGGTGAATAACTATCTTCTTGAAATCGTCAGGCTCTAGGATTCCTGTGATGTCCGATTTGCCTGTTTTGACCTTTATGCCATGAGTCGGGTTGATTTGGGTGATTTGACCCTCTATGAGCCATTTATACAGAGAGCCTAGACACGCCTTGATTTGAGCCAGCGTTGCCCCACCGACCCCCTGAGCCTTCAATTCGCCCAAGATTTCCCTTATCTCTAGCGTTGATACCTCTAATACGCCTTTAGAGCCGATTTGAGGGGCTAGATACCGCTTCCATAGGGATTCATACCCCTTCTTTGTGATAGGCAGTAATTCGGCGGTTCTAAGCCATTTTTCGGCATACTCAGAAAGGCTCAAATTAGCCCTTGAAAGCCCCTTAGAGCCCCCATTCTCCATGCGTAGGGCTTGATACTGCGCTTCCTTGAAAGAGCCCCAAGTGCCAGCAGAAAGGCGTTTAGAGCCCTTGCGGTAATAGCCTGTATAGCGTGCGCCACGCCTGACCACATACGCCATGAAAGCCCCCTCTACTGACGAGTAACCTACTGACGGGTAAGTTACCCACGAGTAACATCTAGGTCAAATTGGAAGCCCCCTCTACTGACGAGTAACTTAGCGGGCATGAAAAAGCCCCCATTCCCGATTGAGAATGAGGGCTCACATAGTGGCTAAGTAACTTAGAAGAGAGTTGTAGTTCCGCTATGTGTTAGTTATTGAATCAGATTCATCTACTAATTCAATTTCAGTTTGTTTTCGATTCTGATTCCATTCTTCGATTGTCTTTCGATTCCATACAGGAGTTCTTCCTATGTATGTATCGGGTTCGGGAAGGGTGTTTCTTTTTCGATAAGTGTAAAGAGTTGAATACTTCAACCCTAACAACTCGCTTACTTGGTCGTTTGTTAGCCATTCTGATTGCCCACTCACTTTGTTTCCTTTTCATAGAGTTGTTCTGTTGTGTTGTCGAACCACAAATAAGGTAAATCATTTGTGATGTTGAAGTGATAGTAAGTTGAATCTTTGCGATTGAGATTGCTCTGATGTGAATTGTGAAAGTTTGTATTGCCAAACCATTTCGGTAATTCACAATCAGGATAAGTTGAATGAAGCGCAACAAATCTTTCACGCATTGAATCTTTGTAACCACGAGCAATCCATTCATCACAGATTGCGATTCCGTATTCACAAAGTAACTTCTCATGACCGCGCCACAAGTTAGTGGCAGGGTGATTACGCCAACCCTTAGTTTCGCCACGCAAGGCGCGTAGTATCTGCCACGCCTCTACTCGTTGCTTACCAAGTCGCTTGTAATCAAGAGCCTGAGCCGACTTAACAAAGTCGGGATAAGGCAGGAATGTATTAACCATTATTTATTTCCTCTACTTCGTAGAAGTGCGAACCTTCGGTGTTGTCTTCATGCCAATTTTCAAGCGGAGTCATTTCCGCAATCTCTTCGGCATGAGTTTCAGAATCGGCTTCTATCTTTAGTGAATAGAAGGTTGTTGTATCGGTTGTTACCCAATAGGTAGGTGTCATTTGTCCTTACTCCTTTCTGCTTTGCGAATTAAACTTTGTCGCTCAATTTCAGTAGTGCCACCCCAAATCCCATAACGAACACGATTCGTTACTGCGAAAGAAAGACACTTAGTTGATTCGTGGCATTGAGCGCATAATGATTTTGCCAACTTAATCTTTTTAGTATCTTCGGGAAGATTCTCTCCACTAGGAAACCAAATCTCAGGGTCATTCTTTTGGCATGGAGTTTTATCCATGTCACGCGGTGTTGGCACTTTGAGATTGAATACAGGATTCTTAGTCGCTCTCTTGGGTTGTGCTGAGGGCAATCGTTTAATGTAAGTCATTCTTTTTCCTCTCCATGTTTTCCTTCATTACAATCATTACAAAGTGTTTGTTGGGTGCGGTTAGAGCAATTACAAACTTCACAATCGCACTCGCCACAATCTTCACAATCAGGAATACAATCGCCCCAATTTTCCCAACGATAGACACAATCTATTTCGCCTTCAATGTCAGAAACTCTTATGCCTTTCTCATACTCTGTTTTGCCGTAGAAGCCACTCTCTTCTTCCCAATCCAAAGTTATGTAAGTGAATGGAAACATCTCGGCAATCTTTGTAATGACAGGCATAGGCGGTGACCATGCGGTGCTGAATCGAATGTGAATCTGTTGTGGCGTATCAAGATTTAATTCAACATCTTTTGCGTTCCACTTAGTTCCCCAATTACGACTTCTCCAATCATACCAATCAGAAAATCCATACTTTGCTTTCATTTCATCAGGATTAACATTGTTGGGTGATTTTGTATTTTGGAGTTCTTCGGGCATTTCAATAATTCGATTGAAGTCGAATAATTGTTCTGAATTGTTTGTAATACCTTGAATAACTTTTTCTAATTGTTTGTTATCTTCGGAAGTAATGTAAAGATTGTTATAGCACCAATTAGGCATTTATTTTCCTTTCTTTGTTTTAGGAATCTAGTGGGGGCAGATACAACTCGCCTAACAAGGTCGAAAGGAGTTCATGAAGCCCCTCATAGGGTCATGGTTGCTCTTTGGTCTTGAATAGTTTGTAGGGAATGAAGAAACCTACAAAGGTCATTAACTTTGACCCCCA